AAAATTAAATCTCAGTACATGTTAAACATACCATGTCAGCTGTAATTGCAGTATTAGCACTTTTTGTTATTTTAATTATTGCTGGAGCCGGTTACTATATTATGCAAGGCGGTTCACCATCCCCTTCCCCCGCCCCTTCCCTTGCTGATCTCATTAATATACCAGCGCCAGCGCCAGCTCCAGCGCCAGCGCCAGCTCCAGCGGAACCAGAAGGTGTAAGTACGGGTGCGACACCACCACCCGCCGCCGCCGATAATAGTACCGGTGGTTACAGAATTGAACCAGAACCTTACACGTTGTACTAATAAACGTACTTTAATTTAATTTTAAATTACCAATATAATGATTATTTATAATGATTATATTGATAAATACCAGACTGTTTAAGAAATAGTTATTAAAACCCAATTTTGTTATTTTTACCAAACTTTTTACCGTATGTAGTCGTACTCACGGGTAAATCATTTGGTTGCGTTGGTGTATCTATATCGTGTATGTAACCCATATATTGAGACACACCGGATTGGATTTGTCCTATTGCAGTTTTTATAACAATACCGTTTATATGACGAACTTGTTCCTGAACATTAACATTATGATCACCTGAGTTGTTAATAAAAGCAACGCGCATGATAGCATATAAATCGTTTTTGTTTTGGTAGTCAATAGCTACACCAGTTTTGTTTCTAAATTCACTTCGAATTGCACGCTGAAGAGTATTCATGTTAAACTCTGAAAAGAACAGGGTATTCAATGGAGTTGGACATTGTTTCAAAGAATTTATGTGAAGGGCGTCACACATTTAATATAGGCCTGGAAAAAAATTATTGGTAAATATAAATGATAGCATCAGCCGATTTTGAATTAGCGTACAGCACAAAACCATGCAATTATGAAAAACCAATATGCCAACCACCGGCTTGTTTTGTTGGTTCGTATGCACCAGTCGCCAAAGTAGGTGACCCAAAAGGTAAATTTTATGTCAATTCGTCTCTTCTTCAGCCCAATCGCTTGGCTGAAACTAAAGGACCAACAACTGTTCGAAGTGAAGATTTCACATGCAAATAAAAAAACAATTTAAAAAATTCAGTATAATTAGAAATATATAATGAGAGTCATAAAACGTTCCGGTCGTGTTGAAGACGTAAAGTTTAACAAGGTCACCAACAGGATTTCCAAACTCACGAATGAACTTTCAGAAAGTGTAGATGTGTCAATGGTAGCACAACAAGTTTTCTCGTCCATGTATGATGAAATTAAAACTCACGAAATAGATACACTTTCTTCCGAAGTATGTATTGGTTTAATAACCAAAGACCCTGATTATGAAATTTTAGCAACTCGTATTGTTGCCAGTAACATTCAAAAACGCGCAGCAAACAATTTCCACATTGCCATGCGTAAACTCCATAAAGCAGGAATCATCACGCACGAAGTGCTCGAAGTTTCTGCTAAGGTTAAGGAAGATATCAAACACGAACGTGATTTTGATTTTGGGTATTTTGGTCTGAAAACGTTAGAAAAGGGATACCTTCAAAAAATCGAAGGTGATATTATCGAAACGCCACAGTACCTCTATATGCGTGTTGCTATTGGTATTCACGGTCACGATATCGACAGGGTTCTCGAAACGTATGATGCATTATCTCGTGGTTTATTCATTCACGCTACACCAACCCTGTTTAATGCAGGTACACATAGACCCCAAATGTCGTCTTGTTTTTTAATCGCAAATAAAGAGGATAGTATCGATGGAATTTACGATACCGTCAAAGAGTGTGCGCGTATAAGTAAATGGGCCGGTGGTATTGGATTACATGTCCATGATGTACGTGCAAACAAATCACACATTCGAGGAACGAATGGTACATCTGATGGTATCATACCAATGTTACGGGTATATAATTCAACTGCAAGGTATGTCAATCAAGCGGGTAGAAGAAAAGGGTCTATTGCAGTGTACCTTGAACCATGGCATACTGATGTAATGGATTTTCTCGAAATCCGACTCAACCAAGGTGATGAAGAAGCACGGTGCCGCGATCTCTTCTCGGCAATGTGGATTCCAGACTTATTTATGAAACGCGTAGAAACCAATAAAAACTGGTCCCTGTTTTGTCCGGATAAAGCACCGGGTTTATCCGATGTTTATGGTAAAGAATTCGACGAACTTTACGAAAAGTACGAAAGTGAAGGACTTGCATCAAGGACTCTACCCGCGGTTGAAGTGTGGAAATCCATTATCAAGTCACAAAGCGAAACGGGAACACCGTACATGCTTTATAAAGACGCGTGTAATGAAAAGTCAAACCATAAACATATTGGTACAATTAAATCGTCGAATCTGTGTACGGAAATTTTAGAGTATACCGATAAGGACGAAACGGCTGTGTGTAATCTCGCATCGATTGCTTTACCGAAATACGTTGATGTTGAAAAGAATGAGTTTAACCACGAGGAATTACACCGCGTCACGAAAATGGTTACACGAAACCTCAATAAAGTTATCGATAAAAACTTTTACCCGACCGAAAATGGTATGCGTTCGAATATGCGTCACAGACCAATAGGTATAGGTGTTCAGGGTCTCGCGGACGTGTTTATATTACTTAGAATGACGTTTGGTTCAGAAGAATCAAGAAAATTGAATCGTGATATTTTCGAAACGATATACCACGCATCCCTAGAATCGTCGTGTGAACTCGCCGAGATGTATGGAACGTATGAAACGTTTAAAGGGTCACCGTTCAGTAAAGGTATTCTCCAATTCGATATGTGGGATCGCGATCCACAGTTCAGTGGTCGTTACGATTGGGATGCGATGCGTAAAATCGTTAAAAAGGGTACGAGAAACAGTCTCTTACTCGCACCCATGCCTACAGCCTCGACGTCCCAAATTTTGGGGAATAACGAGTGTTTTGAACCGTATACGACAAACATTTATTTGAGACGAACACTTGCAGGTGAATTTGTCGTCGTAAACAAACACTTGGTCGAAGATTTGAAAAAAATCGGACTCTGGTCCAAAGAAATGAAAGATCTCATGGTTAAGGCAAATGGATCCGTTCAAAACATTATTGATATACCAGATGATATCAAGGAACTCTATAAAACGGTATGGGAAATGAGTCAAAAAACAATCATTGATATGGCCGCCGATAGAGGTGTATATATAGACCAGAGTCAAAGTATGAACTTATTCGTCGAGAGTCCTACAGTTTCAAAACTTTCGTCTATGCACATGTACGCATGGAAAACAGGTTTGAAAACGGGTATGTATTACCTTAGAAGTAAGGCAAAGGCACGTCCGATCCAGTTTAGTTTAGAAGCTGAGTGTTCTATGTGTTCTGCCTAATTAATTTTTTATTCATCCTGGTGTACCTCATTATCATATACGAAACGTGTATCTCTATGATTTTGAGACGTAACCAATTCATTACTTTATGGTATATAAAATACCAGACTATATAAATGACAACACCAACACCTGAAAATTTAGCACGTCGTTTAAGAAGAGTAGCAACACAGGGGCGAAGTAGATTAGGTCCACGTCACAATTTATTCGAACCTGGAATAATACCATCAAGGAACTGGATTAAGTCCAATATGAATTTTGTTGAAATTCCATTACCCAGTAATAGTAATAATAAAGTAGATTTCATATCAGGTAATACTTTCAAGGTCGGGGATGAAGCAGTTGAATACGGTAAACAAAAAAAGAAGTATATGTCGTTAAAATCATTCAATCAATATATTAAACCACGAAATTTACCAAATGGTACAAGGTTGAGAAGGGCATCGTCTCCTCATATGAGAACTATATATAACACACCCCCGAATTCAAATAATAATATGTTAGAAAACACACATACACGCGAAAGATTAAAACGAAGACATATTAGGTTTGTTATATTCACGGATCCGAGACAAGTAACAGATATAAAATCAACTATAAAACAACTCAAAAAGGAATTAATCGTACTCGAAAAGGAATTAATCGTGTTACGCAAAACTAATACTCGACCAAAAATTTTAAACACAAATACAGCACAAAACAGGACCAAAAAATATAATGCTGCAAACAAAGTCGAAGAAAAACTCCAAAAGAAAATTAAAAATAAAAAAAAGCAAATTGAAAATAAAGAAAAAGTTATTAAAAATTTAAACAAAAATCTTAAAGCGCTTAAAGTTTAACGTATATATACATTTATACAAAAACAATGGCAAAATTTATAAATGCTAAAGATACGCTGAAAATTGCCAACTATGATGGACGAAAGATTTCATTATGTACGACGGATGATAAAGTTATGAAAATTATTTTTCCACGTATGTATATGCCCTTTGGTATTTCTGGGTTCACACCTGAAATTGGTCCTACTAAATATAACATTGACTTTGCCATGAAAGGATGGGACGAAGAAGGTAACTTTGTAAAGAAATTTTATAATTGTATGCGCGAAGTTGAAAATAAAGTTATACACGCAGTATCGGAACAAAGTGAAGATATTTTCGGTAAACATATGAGTGTTGATGAACTAAAACCGATGTTCTTTTCAAATATCAAGGAATCACCCGATCGCGAACCAAAGTTCCGCGTTAAAGTTGATTCTACTATTGATGATAAGGTCAAACCACACATTTACGACGAGGAAAAGAAACCGTTAATTGATGATATTAAAAATGGACTATACTCTAGAAACTCGGGAACTGCAATAGTTGAAATGAATAGTGTATATTTTCTGAATAGAAAATTCGGGGTTTCGTGGAAACTTAACTCGCTCGTGGTATATGAGCCACAGAGACTTAAGGGGTTCCAATTTATTTTGTAGTTTTATCATTTAAAATAAGTATTTGATAAATAGCCTGTGCTTCTTTCAATAACTTACCTTTTAATGTTATAAAAGACTTTGGGTCTAATCCCAATTTAATTTTAGCTACACGAACAGACTCGTTCCATTTACTGAGCGTCATTATTACTCTATTACAACATTTTCTTAATCAATGTTTTGTATTTTTTTGTACCTTCCTTTGGTTGAAGCCCGAACCCTTTCTTTTTTGGCTTGAATACTTTGACGAGTGCTTTTTTACCTTCTCTTTTCATACGGGCGAGTGCAGACTTACGCGCAACCTTACTCACGATTCGACCATACTTATCTTGAACAAGGTCTTTCTTTTCAAGGCCCCCTGACGTTTTGAGGGCAACGCCGTGCCACACTTCAGCTCTTGATCCAAATGTTTGCATTTATATTACTCTAATATTTATTTTGGCGATTCGAATAAAAATAAAATCCTACCACCAAAAGTATAATAAATATGAGTGCATAAATATAACTCTTTTTAAAACCACTTCCCTTTTTTGTCGAAGCACTTGGTACTGGTGAACCCGATGGCGATGGCCCAGGTTGTGGTTTAAAACACTCGTTGTTGTCTGTGTAATACATTTCGGCCTCTTCGTCTGTACATAATTTTGGATCTAAACACACTTCACATGGGGTATCATCATTTCGATTACATTTACAACATAAATCCATTGAATCTTCTGGTGCAATAACATTTTCAGCTTTTGCCATGTACCCAGATTTACATTTATCCTTACTGACGGGTTCACACGCCTGTGGTTTTATATCTGTGATATCACTAATATCTGCGGTACAACCTTTCATTATATTATACTTTTACATTTTAAGTTTCATCTTCGAATTTTACTAAATTGGAACATGAAATTTTTGATATTTTTTTATCCACCTTATCTTTTATATTCATTATAAGCCACCGTAGCTACTAACAATAACGCTAAACCACCTAATATCCCTAAAATTATAAGTTGAGATTTGGACATGGGTTTTTCTTCTTTCATAGTATTTTTGTGTATCATTACCGTAGGAGCAGCCCTGGAAACCATTTTGTTTTAATGTAATTTACGATTTTATTTTGAAATTACTTTACTTATGAGAGTTGCAATTTCAGCTAAGATAATGGTATGATGAGTCATGACAAGAGCTTTTGCGCGCTGTGTTTTAGGGGAAAAATCACCGTAACCAACCGTACTCATTGTCATGAGTGAAAAATAATACGGGTCGAGAGGATCTTCTGTAAACCCAAAATCTTCTTTCATCTGTGAATAAAGATACCCGTACAGTAAAGTTATTGTGAGAGTAATTGTTACAGTACTATACAATACAGTCTTGTTCATTTATTAATACTCATCATAATAATCTTCATCTGAATCTGTAACTATAGGACATTCTGGTCTGATAATTTCTTTTTTCTTTCTCGGTTTTTTCGGTGGTGGATCTTCTATACCATGTTCCCTATGGTAAACAACTTTATCCCAAAAATCACGCATAACCGGCATATATTTAGCAAACCATTCTCTATCGCGTTTTACATTTGTAACTACAAACTCACTCGGTTTAGGCCAAGTAAGTTCCTCTGGTTTGTATTGTATAAAATCAGCTTCTTCTAGATCCAATATATCCATACACAATTGTAACTGTGGCATGTAATGTTCCGGGACAGTACCATCTATAGATCTCATCATGGGACACTTAATCTCTATTAACTTACCTGATTCACTCACACCGTCCGGACTTCCACCCAAGAATGAATAATTTGGGTGAGGGCATAAACCCAACTCGTGTACTACCTCGTTATGTCTTTCTTCGTAAATTATACGCGCCTCGTCTTCGTATTTTTCTCCGTGTCTCGTTGCTTCATTACCTGTAAAAACCGGTCCTTTACCACACTTTCTTAATAAAAGTTGATACGGTGTTTCATATTTATTCACTCCTATAGCAGACGCTGCATCACTCGCTGTAAGCATACCCATTCTAAGATCCAACCATTCCTGTGATTTCTGTGGTGCATACTCAAATTCTAACCATTTTTTAACATTTGGATGCATACTAAATTATTTAGTCTCATAAGTTTTAAGCCTTTTCTTCTTCACGCGCAATACGTAATCGTTCGCGTAAAACACGTACTGTTCCTACAGATGCGATGTTCCTACGCGTACATTCGTCAATAAGATCCTGCTTTTTCATGTGTGATAATTTCATAAGTTTACGTTTATACGTCGTTTTTATAGTATGACCACTTCGAGATGACGATTCATTTTTAACTAGTATAGTCTCTTCATCCGAAGATTCGTCACAAGTTATTTTTTGTGGTTTTTCATCGTCAATTCTATCCCACGTAAATAACAGTTTAACACCAATACAAATACCAACTATACCACCGGCAATAACTAAACACGTTTTTATCATTATATATTTTATAAATAGTTATACATCTTATTGTTTAAGTATTTTTATTGATTCATAAGATGAGGAGGATAAAAAAAGTATCTAGCGGCTAACTGCTCCGCTTGTTTTTTATTTTTAGCACAACCTCTACCCAAAAACATGTTATCAACATAAACATCTATGTAAAACATACCATTTTCGTGATACACAACCCTGTATTCAGGTAAACTGAGATTGTTTGTTTGACAATATCTCATAAGATGATCCTTGAAGTTATCATCTATCATTATACAGTTCATATCGACCATTTGTGGATTGTTATATATGTTTAGTATAAACTGTTTCGCGTGAAGTAAACCAAGGTCCATATATATAGCACCTACCAGTGACTCAAATACATCTTCGAGTATCTTAGGGTTTTTAAACCAGTTATTACGCATACCTTTTTCATCCATCTGAACCCATTTATAAAGTTCAAGTTTATTAGCTATATTAGCTAAAGTTTCACCACGAACAAGTTTTGTACGCGCTTTCGTAAGGAAACCTTCCTGTTTGTTTTCGTATTTATCAAATAAAAATTTTGTTATAACAAAACCCAATACAGAATCACCTATAAATTCAAGTGTTTCAAATGAACCCTGTAAAGACTCATTCTCTTTTAATGCAGATTTATGTGTAAATGCTTTTTGGTACAAATCTATCTTAGATATTTTTGTACCAACAAGGTTTTCGATAGAATCCCTATCGATAATCATGTTTTATTATATTATATGTATATTTTTTTAAGTAAATTTAGTAACTTAGTTTATTTTTTTTCAACTTTTGTGTAATGTGGACTCAAATACTTTTGTAAATTCAAAAAAGTGATTTCGACATCAGCGGGTGGTTTAAGAAGATCCTTCAACTTTTCATCGAGTACAAGAACTCGACCATTATCTGGGTGCTTCAAACCATTCGCAGTTACATACGTATTAATAGCACGAGTAACAGTACTTCTAGAAACAAGATCGCCTTCTTTCAACCCGAGAAACTTTCTAAGTTTTTCGGAAACAGCTTGTTCGCGGTTAAAACCATTATTTTTAGCTCGAGAAGCCGCCTTTTCACCAGTCGGATCATCTTGTTTAGATTTAATTTTTCTACATATTTTAGAAAGCGATTTAACTTCAGAACGGAGAGCGGCAATTTCGGTAAGAACAGTTTCGATAGACATTTTATATATGATTTTAAACCAATATCTTTAAGTACTTTTTCTAATCACTAAAACTGTACTTATTATTGTTAAAATTATAGCAATCAAAAACATGTATTTAAAAACATTATCGATTCTTGCGTTTGGTTCTATGTATGCAAAAGCATAAGGTTGACGCGGTCTAACATTTTTACATTGTCCAGGGCACCCACCCGCACAGCAGCCTGACTTACAGGGTAATAATATCCCATTTTTTCGAATACCACAAACCTGATTCGCATATGGGTTTGAATCTTTGGTACTCGCATAACACCTACATTCGCCAAATATTTCATCGCATGTATTTTCGTCACTCTGACAATCCATATTATTATATAGACAATATAATAATGGTAAATACCAAACCAAATCTGGTGAAAAAATTACCTAACAATTTTTATTTATTATTTAATGATTATACGGATAATACCTTAGAACAATGGATAAAAAAGAAAGTGTGTTTTGGTGATAAGGCTTTATACAAGTATATTTCGGTATACAGTCAGGATAATATAAAAAAATTTAGATCTAGAGTAAACAGGCTTTATAAGAAAGAATCTTTCGAAGAAGCTGCTAAAGTACTTGTAACAGAATCGATACGTCCATTATTACATGATATAATAGACGATTTAACAAAATTTTTAAAACCTATGGGTGATTTGGTTTTGAGTGGGGGCGAAGCCGTTAATTTCTATTTAGATCCCAAAGATAAAGTTATAACGACAGACATAGATACCAAATTTGTACCAAAAATGAAAGCAGATAATAAATATTTTGGCAAATTACAAGCTGTTAAACTTTTACTTTGGAATAAACTTGGAGAAATAGCATCGCGTAATAATTATAAAATTATACAAACAGTTCTTAGAGAAACTGATCAATATTTTACAAATAACGACATTAAAAAATATAACATGAATAATGCAGCGTATAGAACGAATTGGGCTTATAGAGTTGCAAGATATATTGGATTAACACATGCTACAGGTAAAAAGTCAAAGGGATACCACGTTACACGAAGATACTCGTTAATGCCTAAACGTAAAAACGTAAAAGGGGATTCTAATGTACTCATAGACGTTGAATTATTCACACTGGATATGAAATTTCGTGTCTATGATATCAAGACAGGTAAACTACAAGATCTTAATTTTGGCGGTATTCTTGACATTGCATTTATGCGACCAAAACAACTCGGTTACGACGTTGCTAAAATAAATACAAGACTTAGTGGGACGGAGATGAACTATTTTAATGTGAACAGGAATAAATCATTTATAAGAAAATATAAGTACTTAACTATACCTACAAAATCATACCTTATAAAAGACATATTCATGATGCAGAAAATGGGTCTCAGAACGGGTAAAGTCGAAAAGGATAGAAAACGTATGATTGCTTTAGGTAGATCAATGTCTAAAAAAAGAATTTTAAGTACAGATTCAATCGATACAATTGCAAAGAAGATCGGTATTAAACTTGGTAAACCCGCACACACGTTCCGAACGTATACAAAGGTAGGACCAAGTGTAATGAAAAAGGCTTCAAATGTGAATCCACAAAAGTATAAACTCTCAACAACAACACCGTCCAAACAAAAACTCAGTAAGGACATATTTTATGGTTTAAAATCAAACCATAATCAAATGAAAACACCTCCTAATTATTTAAGAACACAATCTAATCAAATATTCAACCTTGAAAAAATGGCATGGACACCAAGTTCTAACAGTTCATATGTGAAAAACGAAATGAATTTTAGACCTGTTAAACCAAGACCATTACCTTCCAAAATACGAAATGTTAATATGGAAGAAACACTCTATGGTTTCAAACCAATAAGAGACCAATGGGTTCCAAAACCAGTTTTAGAAAAATCAGCAATGATACCATTTATTGGTTTAAAGAAATGAAACCAAAATATAATATACAAAAATGATTTACAATTCACCAACAAAAGCGGATGATGGTATGCGTCATGTCAAGGCATACACAGATGAAAAAAAGAGATGTTTTATCCAATTACCAGGTGTAAAAGTTTTAGATATCGATTCTGAAATGGGTGAAGTAACACTCGAACTTACAGGAGAAGAAAACCAGGCGAAGATCGAAACGATACACGCATCGAATATCCAATCCGCTGTTGAAAACGCAAAGGAATGGTTTGGTAAAGAATTACCAGAAAAAACCATTACAAATGCGTATACAAAAGAAGACACTTTATCCACCGACAAAATCGAAGCGACTCGAATTTTTAACTCTAAAAATGAAGAAGTTGATTTCGAAACACTTGCACCGGGTACCACGTGTTCCATTTTTGTTGAATTCTCAGGACTCTGGTTTGCAAAGAAAGCATTTGGTCCATCTTGGAATATTGTTCAGGTGAAAATTCACGAAGAAGAAAAACAACCGGAAAAGGAAACCCAGGAAATTGAAGCGTACCCAGACGGATGTATGTTTGAAAATCCAGATTCAAAATAAAAAAAAAGTATTTACTATATATAAAAGACATTATGAAGTTGATGAGCAAAAAAATTACCCCAAGACAAATAGGAATTACACTCGCTGTCGCACTTGCCATCTACTATATTTTCACTAACATGAGTTCCGGATCCGCTTATTCGGTCGAAGAGCGCATGTACGCGCCATTGGGTGAAGGACCATCTCCAACCGCGAGCGCCGAATCCGAAACTTCGGCTTCTTGCGAAATGAAGTCGGGTAGCGGTCTCGCTTCGTCCCTCCTCCCAAGAGAAGTTGCTTCCCAGGAAGATTTCGGTGAATTTGCACCAGAAGACATCCTCGCGGGACAAAACTTCCTCGAACCACGCGCCCAAATCGGGTTCCCAGAAACTGTCGGTGGTGCATTGAGAAATGCTAACCAACAGGTCAGAGCGGACCCACCAAACGGTAAGGAACCATTCGTGTGGAATAACTCCACTATTTCCCCAGATACTATGCGCAGACCATTGTGTTAAAATAGCTAATTAAAGAATACAGGTATTATTTATATATAAAAAACAATGTCGTCACCACCAGACGAACTTTCTAACAGCGTCTCTAAATTGGTTGAACTCAACAAGCAAATTACAGAAGCCCGAGAAGATATAAAGATTTTAGTTCAGGCGGAAAAATCTTTAAAAATGCAAGTCAAAAAAACCATGACTGATAATGGTTTAGATGTTATAAATCTTAAAAAAGGAAAAATTTCAGTTAAGAAAAGTAGTAGAAAACAGGGTTTAAACAAAACCTCAGTCAAAGAAGGTCTCTTAACATATTTCGAAGGAAACGAAGAAAGGGCAGAAAGTGTATTAAAGGTTATACTCGATAACTTACCAACAAAGGAATCCACCTCACTTTCTCTCACGGGACTCAGAGACAAAAAACAACAAGATAATTAAAATGGTTTGGAATCAATATGTTTACGAAGCCATGAATGGCAATGAAGCTGAAAACAGCGACATAGAAGAAGAATATTACAATAACGAACCTCTACATATAAATGATTGGGAAGAAGTACACCACGAACATCTTCATTATATGTGGGGAATACTTAAACAATACCTAGACGACGCAATTATGTCACATCTGATTCTAAAATTTGCAAATTATGATGATTTTGTCGAATTTTGCTTTCGTAACTCAGAATACTAGTCTTATATTATTATGTAATAAATATATATACAAACAATGCTTCCCGATATCACGTCCAAGAAAGTCGCAATACCAGCATCTCTTTTTTTAGCGCTCAGTCCAGGAATTCTTCTCAGAACAAACGGTTCCAAGATCGCGTTCAGAGACGGTCTCACAGGACAGACAGCAGTTTTGTTTCATTCACTCGTTTTCTTTCTCGCATTTTCCCTTATCGCGAAATCAATGGGTTTAGTTCTCACCAAACACGATTTGATAGTGACGACAATACTCTTTATCATTCTCAGCCCAGGTATATTATTAAGCATACCACCAGGGACGAAAGGGTTGTTTATGTCGGGACAAACAAGTATTTCGGCAGCGGTCGTTCACGCAGTAGTATTCGCGACAGTCTTCGCTATTTTGAGAAAGCAATTTCCTCAGTATTATTAAACGATGATATGGAATACCTCATTATAGGGCCAGGTGCAATGGGAATTTTCTCAATGCTTGGATATTTAAAAACAATGGAAGACAAACTTGATAATATAAAAGAATATTCGGGTGCATCTGCAGGCGCAATAATATGTGTAATGTTAGCTTTAGGGTTTAGTATAGACGAAATACTTTATAAGTTTGCATTATTGGATGGTAATAAAATAGTTAAACTTAATCTAAAATGTTTTATGAATAAATATGGTTTAGTCGATTTAAAACCTATAAGAGAAACATTTGTTGAGATTTTAGAATCAGATCCATCCTTTTCAGATATAGAAAAAAAGATATACATATCAGCATTTTGTGTAAATACGTCAAAAACAGTTTATTTTTCTAAAGATACACACCCGGATATGAAAGTAATAGATGCGTTATGTATGAGTATAGCCGTACCGTTTATATTTTCATCGTACAGATATAATGATATGGTATACGTAGACGGAGGAACTTTAGAAACATTACCATCATCACCTTTTATGGATAAAAGGGGTGACAAAATACTCTCTATTCGAATGAAAATGGAATCAGAATTTATAGAAGATATAAAAAGTCCTAAACAATTTGCAGAAGCATTAATAACATCGACGTTAAATAATAGACAACAAAACGTAATAAAAAACAGTAAAGTCGTTGATATTGATATAGGACAGGTGGATGTGTTTAAATTTGGTATGACTTATGAAGAAAAAATGCACTTATACATGAAAGGTCTAGATACTTAATTATTGTTATAAACTTTTTTGTTGGTTTATAACAATAATGGATGCATGTGATCCAGGAATAGATATACAAGATCTAAAAACTCTTATTAAACAAAACACAGGAGAAGACATAAAATTGACTCGAGGTCAAATCTGTGATGTTTATGCAACCATACAGGATGGCAAATTACCGTTACCACCACTTATACTAAGTCGGGATAAATCATATTTATTAGATAGAAAATCGCCTTTAACGATAACGGACTTTGAAAAACTGTTTAGTTCATCAACAAAAGTTTCGAGTATTAGACGAATTGCAAAAAAAGTCGGTCTTGCACGTCACGCAGATAAAAGTCTTACTAAAGCACAATTAATTAGTATAATTGGGCGCAAACTTCACTCATTAAACGTACACGAACCAATTCGTCTTAGAACCGTTCACAAAAAGAAAATTAACGTAAAACCATTTAATGTTAATTCCAATTCCAATAATTTGATGTCAAACATAAAACGTGAAAATGGAAACAATAACTCTAACCGGACCGTTAATTACATGGGAAATAGGAATAATAATTCTAACCGAACTAATGGTAACTATAAGAATAATAATACGGTAAATGGGAACCGAAACAATGGGAACAATAGAAACAATAATAGAGAAAGAAACATGTTTAGTAAAGCGAAAAAACCAAACTTCTTAAAAAATAATTCGAATACAAGGTCACCGTATAGAGAAGCTAAGGGTGCTGAAAGGGGGCGTGTAAAAAACATGTTCTCGAGTTTTTTCTCGGGTGGGTTCAGATTGAAATCAGAAAACGAAATTAATGCAATGGCAGCAAATAAAAGAAAATTTTACCTCCAAAAACCCGAAAAGTTATACACACAATTAAGAAACGAAGGGTACATTGGAAACGAATCGTTTAGGGACTGGCACAAACGTTTCAAAAAAGCTGCTAAAGAACACGTCGGTAAAATTAATAGAGGTGATTATAAAGATTTAATCAATCAGGTTGTTAAGTTTCCAAGATCACGTGGACCACTCGCGTCGCAACAACAAAGTAGATCCAATAACGTAAGTGGTAGTACATTATCACCAACAACACCCGCTTCTTCGGTACAGGGTCCACAAGCACCATCGCCATCACCGCAACCATCACCATCACCACAACCATCACCTACACCTGCACCGTCGGTGAAAAGAACGTTATTTCCCAGTGGTAATGATAATATAAAAAAGCAATCAATACTCAATAAAATGAGACAAAAAGCAGAAGAAAGAAAGATCAGAGCAGAAGAAAGAAGACGGGCAAGAGAAGCGGCTGCTGAAGCTAGAAGACAGGCTAAAATAAACAGACAGAAACAGATAAACAACGCAAAAAACGAAAATAATCGAAAACAAAAACTTAAAAAAGCTAAATATAATAACGCGAGCGGTTTAAGACTTAATTTGAATAACCAGAATATTAAAAATCTCATAAATAACCCAAATGTAACCTTAAATAACGCATCAAACAAATTCAAAAATTATAAAAAAAAGAACCATAATAAACTCAATGCGTTTTTAAAGTCCAATAACGGGACGTTAAAACTTAACGAAAATTCAATAAAGGAATTACATAATATACTCAATGAACCACGATCACTCAGTAATACAGTCAAAAACGCGAAACAAAAAATCGAACAAAAATTTCGAAATAAGGAAAATGCAAATACGGAAGCGCGTAAACAGTTCGTAGCGGAACTCGAACAGTTTGCAGCAAGTAGATCTCTTAACAAATCGAGTAGAGATGTACAGAATATTATAAGAACACAAAGAAATACAAAAAGAAACGTTCAAAATGGGAACAATAATAGTTTTGCAGGTAAAGAAGTTACAACCGCGCATAGAATGATACAAAAATTGGCACGTGATAGAGATGCTAAGAGAATAGAGGAAATAAACAAATTCTTAAACGAAAACAGTAACGCGAAAAAGTTTATACAAAACAGAAACGGTATTAAGAGACGCGTTTTAGCTGAACCCAAAACATCCATAAAAGACATTATTGCCGATATAAAAAAGGATATAAAAAGTTCCCAAAATCAAGGTATAAAAGCAAATGCAAATGCATTACGAGCTAACTATACGAACAATGCGATTGCAAAAAATGTTATAAACAATTTTGAATCACGAAAACGTACCGGTGGAGGTTTGTTTAAAAAGGGTGAAATAAAGTATCCAACGAAACAATCTGTTATTAACGCGATCGAACAACTGAAAAAGAATAAGAAAAATAAAAATAACCAAAAAGCCATTAATAATGCCAAAAAAAATAAACAAGAAAAGGAAAATAGTGCAAGAAAAGCGGCTAATAAAGAACAGAGAGAAGCTAACATAAACGAGTTAAAAACAAATGCTCGTTACCAAAATGAAAAATATCAAAAAATTATACAAAATTATATAAATCAAAAAACACGTATGTTTAGTAGTAAACCCATATACCCAAATAAACAAAGTGTTAAAACTACAATAAACAAGAAAATAAGTAATAATAAGGCTAGACAAGCTAAAATTAACGCTAAGAAGCTATCTAGTCAACAATTAAAAGAAAAGATGGCGGAAAAAGAAATAGAAAACGCAAAAGCAAAAGAAGAGAGACTCGCTCGCGCGGAAGAATTAAAAACATACATTGCGAGTTTGAATGAAAATAATTTCAAGGCTCAAGATTTTAGAACAAATGCGGTTGTTGCACGTGTTATAGGGGGTGGTATAACAAATATTGCACTGGCGAAAAAGGAAGTCAATGCTATCGTTGCAAAACGAAAAGGTACACTTAACGTGAAAAAGCAGAAAAATGCAAATGTCGCGGAATTAAGAAATAAGTATGGTAATAACGCGAATGCAAAAATAGTTATAAACAAATTTGAAAAGGGTGCTAGAATTGGACTTAAAAAAGTAACAAAGGAACGTGCAATAACAATTATAAATAAAAAAATAGAAGACAGAAAAGGTAAGGCAATAGCTCAACAAAAATTACAAGAAAATGCGGAACGAAATTCAGCTGCATTCGATGAGTTCTTAAAAACGTTTGCCAATAACACGTTCTCCGAACAACGAATTAAATCAATTTCCCCAATCCCTCGTCTCATCGGACAAATAAAGAAAGGTCGCTATGATTTAGAAAAGGCAAAAACACGGGCAGAGAAGGCAATCAAGGATAGGAAAAAAGCTAATATAAATGCAAAACAGGCAGCAAAAAATGCAATGAACGGTGGAACAAATGCATGGAAAAAAGCACAACAGGAAAAGAAAGTGAAGGAAGCCCAACAAAAGGCAAACCAAACTAAAAAGAATGCTAACGAAGCACTCAAGAAAAAGAACGAACTAGCTAAAAAAACTGCTG